TCTACTGGGTCTTGTGGTACTCCTGGAATAGAGCCGAGCATTAAAGGCATCTGTTGGTCTGGATCAGTAAAGATAATTGCGACGATACTGCCTACGACTACACCTGGATTGGTGCCGACTCCTGATATGGAAGCCGAACTAGTTGGCAGTACTGGAATTGACCATGGTAGATCTTCCGTGGGGAGTTTGGCAGTGTCACGATTATGTACTCCGTGAACTCTTACCTTACAACGACCGACTTTTAATGGATCGTTTCTATTCTCAACTATACCTGTATATATCTTCATTATCCTTCTCTTATCCCTGATATGTCAAATATCAGACTGTCTTTAAACATTTCTATGGCACATGTATGCTCTTTGCTGGTGATAGTATGCCCAATTGCACCAATGAGGTAGTTGCCACTGAACATAGGATCTATCATGTCAGTATCCTTGTCGGTGGCTTCTCTACGAAAACTTGTTAGATTGACTACACGACCAGCACTGTAATCAAATCGTCCTGGGACTTCTATATTGACTACAAATGCTCTTGATGTGGCTACCTGTGCCGATCTTTGTAGAAGTGCCTGTTCCACGGATACATCACCGAACCCTTTATGCTGATTCTCGGCAGTATGTAGAAAGAATGATGATGCATCTTTGTTTGCAATAACATCTTTTGTGGCTAGGGAGTATTTATTTAGATGGGGGAGCTGGTTAAATGTTGCTTGTCCATTATAGTGCTCCGTGATGTATGACTTGGTTGTCATATCATAATTGGTCAGCTTATTTACATACATACCAGCTTTGATTCGCTCAAAGAAGTTAAATCCTTCATGCATAAACATCTTTGTGACCTTTTTATAGGATTTATCCGTGTCACCCTGCGGTGTTTCGTTATCGTCAATAAATTCTTGTATGGCTTCTTGAGTATAGAGCTCTGAGAGTCCAAGGAAGTTATAGCCATCTCTATTCTCAAAGAAAACATAGTCCGAGATACCTTTCTCGTTCTTGGCTCTCTCCGTGACATACTCTATGGCTCTTATCGGTGACCAGTGATTACATACAAAGCGAGTACCATTCATACTCGGTGTTATGTTCAGATTCTTCAGTGATTTGAGTCCCATTGGGTCTTCTTTCACTAAGTCATTGATAATATTAGAACAATATCCCTTTTTAGCACTGTCAAGAGAGTTATTTACATCCTTTACAGCATCTGAATTGATAAAATGTAGTACATAACCCATCTTTGTGTCTCCAAGAGGGATTCTTTCAGTCATTTTGTGTATATAGAAGTTGCCTGTGAACTTTCCTCCAGGCATTTCAGGTGTTTCGATGTCAACACGGAGTAATTCCTGACCAATCAATGGCATACGATTGATTAGATCTTGCGAGTCGCTCATCACGACCTTACCTGTAATGAATGGTGAGAAGATATCTTCAAAGAACTCAATCGTTGCGACCTGTTCTCTGATATCTATTTTTGAAGTGCCAGCAATGAGTTCAATTGAATTAATTTGAACATCACCAGCAAATGTGACTCCATCAGTGTTTGCCATAATCTATATTTCCATCTTTTTGAACTCTTGCACTACTTGGTTAGCAAGTGCAGGAGTTATAATCTTAATTCTCCTCTTGGCTTCGTTTCTTTCTTGCTCATATTGACGATGTGTTTGAGCAACTGCCCCAGCTACTGTAGAATCAACTACCAGTCCGTCCAGTTTATGCCATTTAGTAGCATCAGGACTTGCATAGTTAGCAGTTATCATTGCATCAAATGCATCTTGTTCTAAAGGGAAATCATTGACATAATCATATCTGTCATTTACGAGCATAATAATCCAATGCATATTTGGATCACCATAAAGTTTCTCAGCAAGATTTTCGATTGTTTCAAACTGCTTTAGATTATAAAATTCATAAGCAGTGATGTTCTGTAGGATTTTCTTCCTTAATCTTACATTGGTGGTTATATCTGTAAGAACTTTTAATTGTTCTTCATTACCCACCCTTGTAATGTAGTATATCTGTTGAAATTTTTTAAAATAACTATCAGCCATTATGGTGCTTCTCCTTCAGGTGTTTCAGTAGAGCTTACTTCTCCAGGAGGAGTCTCACCGAATGCATCAAGATGACCTTTAGTAAGAATAGATAGTTCTTGAAAGGATAATGTCATATTGATTTGTGTAGGAGCTCCATTATCAAATGAAGTGAACTGTCCTTGTGGTGTATAGTTTACATTGACCTCTTTTAGCACAGCTGATGTGTGTTTATGTACATATGGGTTTTCGTTGCTTCCCATATAGTAGTATATCTCAAACTCTCCAGGATATGTATATAAGAAACCATCAGAATCTTTAAACTCTGGGTGCATATGATATTTGAAAGTGTTTACTATGTTTCTTATGTTGTTAGACTCTTCAGGAGAGCGAGGGAAGAACTGATAGTCATACTGGAATGTACGAAAATCCATGTTCTTGAATATTTGTTCTTTTTTAGGATTAGGAGCGACACCTGCCATGGCTTGTATTGCTTCAGATCCTGGGACATTTTGTAATGCAGCAGATTGGGCAACACCAGCACTGCCATCAGTTAATGTTTTGACCAATCCTTGTATCTGGTCTTTTCCTGATTGTTGTTCAGCCATTCCTTTTACTACATCAGTGGCACCTTCTGTAATTACATCAACACCCTGCATAAATGCTTGAGCCATAAATGTTTCTGCTTCTTCATACTGAGCACCAGAACGAATAGCAAAGTTATTTGGCATATGTAAAGCAATCGCATGCTTCATTCTTTTTAGTGGCTTAGTAAATGTTTTGCCGAGTGCTTTTATGTTTAATCCTTCAGTTGTACTAAGCGATCCTGATGTAGTTGCTGATACAGTACCAAGAGCAGCAGCACCTTTCGTGATACCTCCACCACCACCACCAAGTAATCCACCAATAAGTCCACCAGCTCCAGCTCCTGTTAAAAAGGATGAACCAAGTACAGCTATGTTGCTGAACCCTGCTCCATTGATAGCTCTACCAACAGCAGGATCTACATCAGCTAATATTCTAGATGTATCTTGTGCTATCTTTGATTCTTGTCTTTCGTTGATAAAGAACATAACATAATTGCCACCATAATCTGGCACATTAAGTAAGTCTTCAGGATAGGATAAATGTGTGACTGCATAAGTCTGCGATGAATTAGAATTCTTTGCTTCTTTATTTAGATCTTGGTCAGATACTGTTGCGGAGTTTTCTTGGGTTGTTCCACTAGTGGCTGGATGATTGTTTGACATATAAGTCCCTAAATAGTATTTTATAGAGTATATTTAGTTATGTTCCACAAAAGAAAATACACCCCAATTAATCCAAGTAAGTACGATGGAAATCCCACGAACATAATAATGCGTTCAAGTTGGGAGACTCGTTTCGCTACTTGGTGCGATCGTTCTGAATCTGTTTTAAAATGGAAGAGTGAAGAAACTGTTGTTCCTTATCGCTCACCCATTGATAATAATATACATCGCTATTTTATTGACTTCTCAATTCAAATCAAGAACAAACATAATCAGATACATACCTATTTAGTTGAAATAAAACCAAAAGTGCAATGTTCTCCTCCGAAATTTAAAGGAAGACGAACAAAAAGATATCTTGCAGAGGAAAAAGCATATGTTGTTAATTCAGCTAAGTGGAAAGCAGCAGAAGAATACGCAAAGGATCGTGGTCAGAAGTTTGTCATACTTACTGAAGATGAGTTAGGTCTTACATGGAAGACTGGTCTAGAAAAAAAGACTAAATAGTAGAAACAATATTATTAAGGAGACATTATGCCCCAGCCAAAATTAGGCGATCCTACAGATTTCTCATATCGTATCAATAAAGTCACGAAAGTAGTTGATGGTGATACCATCGATGTTATTATTGATATTGGGTTTGATATTCTGTACAAATCAAGAGTTAGATTATTTGGTATCGACACTCCAGAGTCAAGAACAAGAAATTTAGATGAAAAGAAACGAGGACTACTCGCCAAAGAATATCTGAAAGAAGCATTAAAGAAAGGCACAAAGTTATCAGTCAAAACATATAAAGATTATGAGACTGGAAAGTTTGGTCGTATCTTAGGTGATATCTGGATAGATGGTAAGTCTATCAATGCTCAAATGATTAAAGATTTTATGGCTGTACCATATCGTGGTCAGTCAAAGGAAGCAATAGAAAAATTACATGAAGCAAATAAACTTATGCTTCTGCGATTAGGAAAAATAGATGGCTAAGACCAAGACTCAAACTTTTTTTGATAAGGCAGCAACTGATCCTCAGATAGCAAAGAAGTCAAGAGGTTGGTTTAACAAAGAAGTTGTAAGGTTGCGTCAAATGCGACCACAGCCAAGAAAACTTATGCAACAGGATGGTCGTTCTACACGACTACTTCCTGGACGATTATATATGTTCATGTATGATGCTAAGTGGAAAGACAAATTAGATTATTATGACCAATTCCCTTTAGTATTCCCATTCGAAATTCAATCAGGTTATTTCTTAGGATTAAATATGCACTATCTTCCTTATTTGTTAAGAGTAAGATTATTAGATAGATTAATGACATACGCATCTAATAAAAAAATGGATGACACTACAAGATTAAAATTTCAATGGAATACTATAAGAGGGTCGGCAAGGTTAGCATTAGGCAAACCTGCTGTACACAAGTATTTAAAAACACAAGTCAAATCTCAATTCTTACAAGTTAATCCTGAGAACTGGAACACTGCTATGATGCTACCAGTTGAAAGATTCAGGGGAGCAACTAAGGATAGAGTATGGAGAGAGAGTTTAGAAACAGCTCAGAGTTAATATCATGAAATTACCAGATTATGCTTCTTGGTCAGCCGAGAAAAGACACAATGCAAAAATACAAGGCATCTTTAGAAAAGGTGACTTCCCCAAACTAGATGAAGTCTTTGACGACATCCTCCCCCAATGCCCAGCTTTACTTGAAGAAGTATTGAAACCATATGCTGGTAAAACAATCCAAGAAAGATTAAATAACATGTATGAACAAGATACATTACCAGTATTTGAAACTGCTGGGTATAAGGTTTCAAATGAAAGTAATGTTGGTAGAAAACAATTGGGTGTTGGTAATATGGATTCTTGGCATGCGTTTAATTTAATATGGAATCCTGGAGAAGCTGGTAAACAAGTTATGGAAGCACGAATGAAAAAGAATCGTGATAGATTACCAGTGCTAAGAAAGATTATAGAAAAATATGAAGAGTGGATCAATGTAATTACTTACTCAATGATTGCACCAAACTCAGTAGTCCTACGACATACTGGTCATGAGAATTTAGATGGTAAATATTTAAGATTACATTTCCCTTTACATATTCCTGAAGGAGATTTGTTTTTAGAAGTAAATGATGAAGAGATACAATTTAGTGAAGCACCATTTGCGTTTAATAATCAGATCGTACACTCAGCACACAATAGAACAGGTAAGCATAGGTTGGTTATGATACTAGATTTGTATAGACCTTTCCTTGGCATACCAACATCTTATTACATAACTAAATTACAAGACTTAACAAACTGTACAAACAAATATCTAGTAGATTATGCCAGAGATGGTGAAGTATTAAATCCAAGTTGGAAGTCAGGAGCAATAGATAATGATTAATTTACCATGGTGGTCTGATATAGATAAAACTAGACTGCGAGAAATACAAGAGCAAAAAATATTCAAACGAGGGGAGTATCCTAAACTCGATGCAGTATTTGACGAGCTTGAAGCACAAGCACCTATGTTAATAAATGATTTGGTTGGGCATTTACCACCAAAGATGACTATGGATGAAAAGCTACAATGGGTGTTAGATAATAAAGCTGTTCCTGTAATGAGTAGAGATAGTATGGGGCATGCTTCTGGTAGTAAGGATAAGAAACCTGCTAGATTGGATGCTTGGCAAAATGTTTATTTAAAATATCAACCACCTGCTACTCAATATAAAGATACTGAAGGAGAAAAGGCAAGACCCCAATATCCTACTGCAAATGCTATCTTAAAAAAGTATGAAGACATAGTTCCTATCGCTAATTACTCAATATTAGTCAAAGATAGTATAATTCATCGTCATACAGGTCCTGAGAATCGTCGTGGACACCATTTAAGAGTACATATACCACTACATATACCCAAGGGAGATATATTCTTAGAGGTAAATGGAACAGAGGTAGATTGGTCTGATTCCTTTGGTTTTAATAACCAATACATACATTCTGCTCATAATTATAGCTTCGAACACCGATTAATACTGCTAATTGACTTTGATAGGAGGTCTTTAGATATACCTCCAGGACTGCATTATGATAAAATGGCTGAAATAACTGGAGATCCAAACTTAGAATACAAAAGATAAGAACTAAATAGTTGTATGGCTAGTAATTTAAACGAAGCACCAAAGACAACCCTCAACGACTTTACTTCCCAAGTGAAGAAAGAGGGATTAGCAATAGTAAACAGATATGCTGTTGTACTTCCTAACATGGAAGGCAGTGACATGTCAAGAATGTTATTAATGTATTGCTCAGCAACTCAACTCCCAGGATTAAATAACTCTACAACTCCAGCAAGAACATTTGGTGAGTATAGAGAGATGCCTTATGAGAGATTGTTTGAAGCAGTCAATATGGAATTCTATGTAGATCGTCCTATGAAAGTAAAAACATATTGGGACAACTGGATGGGACAAGTAATAGATCCTGTCACTAGAAAATTTAATTACTATAAAAATTATACAAAAGATATCACTATCTTTGTATTAGATAAACAAGATAAAAATATTTATGGGTGCACTTTATATGAAGCATTCCCAAAAACAATTAATCCAATAGCACTATCTGCTGAAGGCAAAGACGCAATGAAGATTGGTGTCACTTTACAGTTTAGATATTGGAGAGGTGCTCAGTATGCTAAGAGTAAACTGCCAGCTGATGTTGGCGATCCACCAACAGGTAGTACAGGTGTTGCTGAACCAAAAATAATTGATAGAATAGAAGAAGATATTCCTGCTAATGTTGTCACTGATGGAAAAGGAAATCCTGTGACATATTCAGGTGGGTATGTGACTTATGGTGGAAATAATTCAAGCAGAAGAAGAGGAAGATAATGAGTAAAATTGATAAAGGACTGAGCAAGGTCTTTGACTTGCCTGACCAAACTGTAATAACACCATGCCCCACTGACATAATAGAAAAGGCAAACGAATTACCAAGTGCTGTAGATGATGCAGCAAATGTAATGTCTGGGTACGATCCCAGAGACGCAAAGATTGAGAGTGACTACGATACAACTCGGACTAATCTGCTACATATCCTGCAGAAAGGTCAAGATGCTCTTAATCATGCTTTAGAAATTGCTAAACAATCAGAACACCCTCGTGCGTTTGAAGTTGTTGGTAATTTAATGAAGCAACAAGCTGACATAAATCAACAACTGTTAGATCTACATCAGCAAAAACAAAAACTAGAATTGAAAGATGAGAAGAAAGCACCAGGAGTGCAAAATAATTCTATCTATGTTGGTTCTACTACTGAGTTGAATAAATTTTTGAAGGATATGAAAAGCAATACTATTGAAGGAGATGAATAATGGCTTTACCAAAGAATCAATCGGCAATCTATCCATTGCAGATTCCATCAACTGGTCGTGATGTAAATTTTAGACCATTCGTTGTAAAAGACGAGAAAGCATTGATGCTTGCTATGCAATCTGAGAATGAAACCACGATGGTTAATACTCTTCGTGACTTAATTAAGAATTGTGTAGAAGAAGATCTCGATGTTAATAGCTTGGCAACCTTTGACTTAGAATATGCGTTCGCTCAAATGCGAGGTAAATCAGTTGGAGAGGTTGTAGAGTTAGTAGGAAAATGTGATAATGAAGAAGCAGGTTGTGTTGATAATCCAAAAGCACAAGTTAAACTTGCTGTAGACATTACAACAATTCCAGTAGTCTTCCCTGAAGGACATGATAAAAAAATATCTTTATGGGGTGATGTTGGAGTAGTGATGAAATATCCTACAATTGAAACCATAATGAAATATCAAGGATTG